ACAAAAAAGTCAGCAAAAAAGACATCAGCAGTTGAGCCTGATGTTGAATGAAACTTGTTAGAAAATTTGCAGTGCAGGGACATCCCGTCCCTGACTCGGCTCACTACCCTGTAGGACCCTTTCCACCCGAGGTTCTAAAACAACCAGAGATGGAAGTCGGAAACGAACATTCGGACTCCTTACACGAAGCACTCGATTCCGTCCGTCTTTTTAAATGTCGCGACTGTGACGAAGTGTTATACAAGAGTGAGTTAGACATTCATGAATGTGAGGAATAAGTAACATGGCAGTAAATAACAACGGGAATCTTCTTGATTCCGCAGGAGAGGTCGCAATCGACTTCGTTTGGGGCAACATGCCAATCCAGCCAAACGATGCTCGTCCAGATGCGGCAGCAAACCGTCTAGACCCAGCACTAGACAACCACATCATCGCTCTTTCAGGATGGGGTGGATACCCACAGTTCACAGCAAATTCTGCTGGTGAGGATGTAGTCGGAGCAACTGACTACGTACTTGTACCTTCAGTACTTGGCTTGACAACAGCACTTGCAACTGACGCAATGAAGGACGCATCACTCGTTCCTACAACTGCAACAGCAGCAACAAACGCAGCAGGAAGCATTACAGACATTGACCGTACTGCTGGTTCAGCAACTGTACAACTTACAGGTACAGGCTTTACTGCAGCATACCCAGTCGGTACAAAGATTACAGTTGCTTCAACAGGAACTGTAGACGGTACATGGACTGTAACTGGAAACTCAAGCACCGACAAGATTACCTTTACCTCAAATGCAACAACTGCACTTTCTTCAGGTACAGGCTCAATCATTGGTGTTGCTGGAACAATCAAGACTCAATCTATTGCAGCAGGTGCAAACAACACAGCACCAGGTGCAGCAGTAACAATTACACCATGGGCAGCAGCATCCTAATTTAAGGAGTTACTATGGCAAGGGCAGCCAATTCTGGCAGCGGAGGACGACGTACAGCACGTGCTGTAGGTCCCTCAGCCGACGAGTTAGCCTCCTTGCTTGACCCAACAGCCGATTTCTATGGAATTGGCGAAAAAGAAGTACGTGGTATGTCACGGATGCTGGGAACAGTTAAGGGAAAGAGAATTAATCCTTTCCAATCTCTCCCAGTATCCGCTGACTACTATGAAGCATTAGCCATCTATGAAGACGATGAGTCTTATGACCTAGATGATGAAGTTACAGCAGGTACGTTTTATGAGCCTACTGTTTACGATAATTTTGCTGCAAAGGCTCGTGATGATTACGACGGCCCAGCAGAACTAAGCGTTATCCCAACCTCTACAACAAACTATCAGCGTCCCCGCACAGTTGCTGCGGGTTATGACAAAGAACGTCAGGTTCTAACAGTTGTATTTAGAGATGGATTGTTTTACAACTATTACGACGTTAAGCCTTCCGAGTGGACCAACTTTAAGTCAGTGACTTCTAAAGGACGCTATATCTTGGCTCATTTAGACAGCAAGCCACGTGGTGCAGCAGATATGGGCAACCTCCCATCTTATGCACGTGAAACCCTGTACCGTATTGTCCGTACCAATCAGATTTTCTTCAAGGGTCACCAGAACTTGGTTCCTATGGAGAAGGCTCCAAAGAGCAACCGCAAACCATCGACCAAAGCAAGCAAGCCAAAGAAAACGGCAAACAGAAAGCGTTAATAAATGCCAAAGGTGCACAACATCGGAGAACAGCGTTTTGTCCAACTTATCAAGCAACCGCTTGAGTGGAAAGGGCAACGCACTGTAAAAGGCTGGTCTCAAGAAATTGAAGCACCATTTCGGTATGCCTCACCAACCCTCATTAAACTTTTCAAAAACTACATTCTTGTAGTAGGTAAGTGGGAGGGTTCCAAAACTGAGGAAGACGCACTAAACTCGGCATTAGAAAGGCGGAATGTTACTTATGATGATTTTACGGAAGAAGCGGGATGGATACCAGCCCCAGACGAAGATTCAGAAGCGCATCTCTAAATTACCTTCGTCAGATTTAGTTGCATGGGCAGAGAACTCTTTGTATGTTGTTGGAAAAGAATTAACTGCTTGGCAAAAAAGTGGAGATAAATTCTTACTAAATGATGTAGAAATTGCTGCAGAAGTTTTAAACGAAATTGCTAAAGAACTAAAACGTCGTTGATTTTGTTAGAGTGTTTGCTATGATTACTTACGTCTCCCTCTCTCAAGACGCGGGGTTGCCCACTGCAAAGTGGGCTTCTCTGTTTATAGGAACAAATGCCGATTGATTATGATGATGAACAGTTTGAGGAAATAAATCCCGAACTGTATGCAAACGATGATGGTGAGTCTGACCTTCCACCAGAAGAGGAAGAGTTAGACGAACTCTCTGCTCAGTTTGTCGAAAAGTTAATCGATAAAATTTTAGCGTTTCAAGAAGTATTAGTTGGTTATCCGTTACACCCATACCAAATGCCATTAGCACGTCGTGTTATTGAGTCAGTGTTAATTAACGATGGCGAAGAAATTACTGCACTTGCTGCACGTCAGTCAGGTAAATCAGAAACTGTTGCAAACACTGTTGCAACATTAATGATTCTTCTTCCACGACTTGCAAAACTATATCCAGACCTTCTAGGAAAGTTTAAAGATGGATTATGGGTTGGATTATTTGCACCTACTGAAGGACAGGCAGAAACACTCTTTGGTCGTACTGTTACACGCCTTACTTCTGAAAGAGCACTAGAGATTTTGGGTGACCCAGAAATTGATGACTCTGCTGCACGTATTGGTGGAGTAACACGTCAGATTAAATTAAAAAAGTCTGGCTCAACAATTACGATGATGACAGCAAACCCACGTGCAAAGATTGAGTCTAAGTCTTTCCATCTTATTGTTATTGACGAGTGTCAAGAAGCAGATGACTTCGTAGTATCAAAGTCAATCTCTCCAATGCTTGCGTACTACGCAGGGACTATGGTTAAAACAGGTACTCCAACAACTAGCAAAAATAACTTCTATCGTGCTATCCAATTAAACAAGCGTCGTCAAACAACTAGAGGTGCACGACAAAACCATTTCCAATGGGACTGGAAAGAAGTTGCAAAGGTTAACGATAATTACCAAAAGTTTATTAAGAAGGAGATGCTTCGTATTGGCGAAGACTCCGACGAGTTCCAAATGTCTTACAACTGCAAGTGGCTCCTCGAACGCGGTATGTTCGTTACATCAGGAATCATGGATGAACTTGGTGATACTTCTCAAGAGTTGGTTAAGGTTTGGCATAAGACTCCTGTAGTTGTCGGAATTGACCCTGCACGTAAAATGGACTCCACCGTTATTACGGTTGTATGGGTTGACTGGGATAGACCTGATGAGTTTGGCTATTTTGAACACCGTGTTCTTAATTGGCTAGAACTACAGGGTGATGATTGGGAAGAACAGTACTTCCAAATTGTTAACTTCCTTTCTAACTATGACGTTCTTGCAATTGGCGTAGATGCAAATGGTGTTGGTGATGCTGTTGCTCAACGTTTAAAGATTCTTATGCCACGAGCAGAGGTTGCACCTGTAACTTCAAGCCCTACAGAACAGTCACAACGGTTTAAGCACTTACAAGCATTAATTCAGCGAAAAATGCTTGGATTCCCTGCACATGCAAAAACTCGTCGTCTTCGTACATGGAAACGGTTCTACCAGCAGATGGTGGATGCCGAAGTCCAGTACAAGGGACCTAACTTCTTGGTGGCTGCCCCAGATGAGTCCTATGCCCATGACGACTATGTGGACTCCCTAGCAATCGCCTGTTCCCTGACAAAAGACCTAGTTATGCCAGAAGTAGTGCTTTCGTCCAACCCCTTTTTCAGTAAGAATTAATTTTGAGTTTGACATTACGGAACCCCTTATATCAGACACACTTTTCTATGGATAGGCCGTCCAGATTAACTCTAGAGTTTAGGAGTCATAAATGACACTAGCACCAAACCCACAGTTCCCAGAAAAGGGAGCACACACTTATGAGATGAAGGCTGCGGGTAACGCTACCCGTCGCGGTCCACTTCGTTTCGAAGAAGGCGTTGCAACCGATACAGACGTTCCAGGCGATTTCCAAACAGGAATCATGAGTGGCTATGCTGCTGCTGCTGGTCGTCCAAATCGTAACGCACCAGTTCACACAAAGACTGCTGCAGAAACAATGCAAGCACGTGCCCACGTAGGCTCTGCTGCATGGACAGAAGCACCAACATTCCTTGCTGAGTTCTCACATGGTTCATTCAGTGACTATGCAGAGCAGACAGTTGAAGTTGTTGCTCGTTCTGGTGGACGTACACAGCGTATGTCTCCAACAGTTGTAAACGACTAATTTAAAACAAACCTTTAAGTCCCCCTAGGTAACTCCTAGGGGGCTTTAAGTCGTAGAGGAATGACGTGGCAGAGAAACCAGCAAATACTAAGTTGTGGGCAATGATTATTGCTCAAGCGAAGGCGAAGTTTGCTCGCTACCCAAATCCTGCTGCGAGTAGTTGGGTACACAAGAAGTATGTTCAAGCAGGAGGCAAATTTGTCGATACAAGTGACCCTGTGTATCAGCGACAAATTCTTCAAAAAAAGCAGTTTGAAAAGCAACAAAAAGGCAAATCCACAGTAAGATTGCCTGACAAGAAAAAGGGCGATAAATGAGTTTTGTAGATTTTTCACCACCGAGTTATAGGGCTGCGTCGTCTGACTTAACCATCTCTATTTCTCCACTTGGTTTGGTGGAACTTGCAGACGAAGAATTTGAAGTTCACGGCCCTCGTTTAAATCGCTATTCACTTAACTGGGCAATGTACCTAGGACATCACTGGGGCTATCGTCGTGAACAAGGCGAAATGCAAATTGCAGTTAATTATTACAGAGCATTCAATGATTATTTAGCCAGATTTACTTTTGGCAAAGGAGTTCACTTCCGTTCTCCTAAAGCAACGGAAGCAATCATTCCAGACCGCTTACAGCGTGTTTGGGAAGTCGATAACGACAAGATGC